TTCCTGTACAATGTACATGAGGAAGAGAATCCTGGGGATATTACCCTGACAGATCAGACGGATGGTGCGTCATCGCCTATCCAGCAGGATTGGTCTGTGATATTCAATACACTGAATACGTTCTGCCAGTCAACCCGTAAGGATTGTTTGTTCATCGCTGATGCACTTAAGCATATCTTTGTTCAGGGTGATCTTACGACACTGCGTGATGGTGCGAAGAATTTCAGTTCTGACATCTACTGGCCGTTGAAGAACCTGTTTGGTGCTTCCAACTCCAACTACGCATGTACGTATGCCAACTGGGTAAAGGTCTATGACAATAATCTTGGTGCGCACACCTGGCTTCCATTCTCAGGATATGAAGCCAATATCATGTGCAAGATGGATGCAGCCCTACAGCCTTGGTATGCTGCCGCTGGTTTGAACAATGGTATTGTCCGTGGTATCTCGGATATCGCCATCAACCCAACCCAGAAACAGCGTGACCTGCTTTATCGTATCTCTATTAACCCTGTGGTTTACTTCCCAGGTGATGGTTATACTGTATGGGGTCAGAAGACTCTTCAGAAGAAGCCTAGTGCATTCGACCGAATCAATGTTCGTAGATTGTTCCTGGTTCTTGAGAAGGCAACCCGTGCTGTTATGCGTTACTTCGTGTTCGAGCCCAACACTGTGTTCACCAGAACTCGTGTTGTGAACATCCTGAATCCGATCTTCGAAGTGGCGAAAAACAATGAGGGCGTCTATGACTTCTTGATCGTTTGTGATGAACGGAATAATACTCCGAACATTATTGATAACAATGAACTTGTAGTCGATATTTATTTAAAACCTGTTAGAACAGCAGAGTATATTTTGATTAATTTCTACGCAACTAGAACAGATCAAGACTTTACAGAGTTAATCTAATAGTAACTATTATATAAAAGACCCTTAACGAAAGTTTTGGGTCTTTTTTATTGTTGCAGAAAAGTCAACTAGAATAAATAGTTATATGAATGGTAAGATATATAAAATATTACGAGGTCTAATTACATCTGCAAAGGGATATAGTGGTCATCGCATATAAATGTCAAAGTTTATATGTAAATGTGACTAATTTGATAAATAATTTAAAGTGAGGAATATTTTAATTCCTTATAGTGAATAATTAAAAGGAGAAAAATGTCAATACAAAACTTTTACGCTGCTGCACAAGCTCAAGAATTTGCCAGGGATTTTCAATTCCGAGTTCGAACCCTAGGACCGTTTGTCGAGAACGATCTATTGTACGTTACGACCACAACGCTTCCGGGTAAGGAAATTACTAACCAACCGGTGCCTTTTATGGGCCTGGAATTTAACGTACCTGGTTCTGTAAAGTACACAGGATCAGCCGCTTGGGAGATTAATTTCCGTTGCGATGAGGGTCTGAACATCAGAAACAAGATGGAAAATTGGATCAAGGAGATCTTTGATGATGAAACCAGCACAGGCAAGTATGGCGTACCAACCGAGCAGGCATCAATGGATCTTCTTGGTAAAGATCTTAATCCGATTCGTCGTTATAACTTCATTGGAATCTACCCAGTTACTCTTGGGCCACTGAATTATGATATTCAGGGTGATGGTAAGCCTCTGGAATTTGCGGCGACGTTCGCTTACCAGTGGTGGAGACTGCCAAGCTAATAAACAACACATTAAATTCATACATAAGACCACCTTCGGGTGGTCTTTTGTTTTATAATTCAAAAACCAAATTACCACAGTCCCATATTCTATCATATCCATTAGCCTTCATGTTCTCCCATTCAGTTTTAATGGGATCGAAGGTATCCAAAGAATTCACTAGAATATTTTTCCTGAAATTATACCTATGTAATTTAACAAGGTAATCAGATTTATGGACGTACCAGTAATTAGGTGGACTCTGATGTGTTTGTGTGAATCCTATTGTAGTATAGAATGAACTACTATCAGACCATTTCATATCCGCATATGTTATTATTTTTCCTGGATTGTTTACGGTAATAAAAAATTTAAGTAGCTTGCTTGATATTCCGACACAGGAGAAATTACCCACAGAACAAAATCTTGATAGTTCATATTCATTTACCGTGGCTTGTCGCCCCAAAGCAACTCTTAGCTTCGAGAATGTCATGACTGATATTAGCCTATTTTTATAGAAGGCACCAATGTGTATACAAGACTTGTCATTACCCTGTAAGTGATATTTATCCAGAAATAATCCTTTAGTTTTACTATCAATCTCTCGTATAATACATTTGCGAGCATAAATTTTATATTTTGTTTTTACAAATAGATTTTTAAGTCTAGACTTAACTATTTCGGGTTTATATAACCATTCATCCTCCATTATATGTATCAGTCGCACACCTACATTCTTACATAAATTCGTTTTCTCAAGATGATACTTCTTACCGACGCCCTGCAATTCTGAGTGCCAATAATTTCCATTATACTCTATAGCTATCTTATGAGACTCAACATATAAATCGATTTCCATGGGATATATCAATTTCTTGTAGTTCTGGGTAACTTGGAGACCCAGGTTCTTGGAGAGAAAGTTATATATCTCATTCTGTCCATTAGATCGTTTCCTCGGAAAACAGGTGGGGCATAGTGGAATTTTACCCTCATAATACCTACCACCAAAAATATGTTGGCAATGAATACACTTCCATGAATATATCTTGGGGGTTCCGGAACCGATATATTCTTCCACGGGAAATTCTGGTCTAGTGTGATCAGATTTGGTTTTCATGGAATTATAAGTTTTTTCGTGTAATTCAGTTCTGTTTTTGTTTATATGAGCGTCGGTTTTGAATATACTGTCAACACCGTATTTATTAATCATTGTTTGGTGTTGTTGATCTCGTATTTTCTTGTTTTGTAGTGGCCATCGACAACCGAAAGCCTTCATATTCGCATCAGATTGTTTCTGTAGGATTTCTGGATTCTGGAAATGATGCTCGCAATTGTATCTCTCAATATTGGTATTGATAAGTTTTTGTTTGACTTCTGGATCTAGTGATGAGCATTTTGTTGAGCAATGATCATTATATTTAAATCGTGCCCAGTTCGTTTCCTTATGGCATACGGGACATATACCCTCGGTTCCAGACTTTAAATATGTATCATAATATTGTTTATAATCAATATTATGAACTTTTATATGCCTGGATAGGCATTGTCTGGACTTATATTGCTTCTGACATATTTCACATTGCATACTATATTATAAGATATTTTTCACATTAATCAACTGAACTATAGTTTTTCGATGCCTAACTCATAAATACTTATAGAAAGATAATATTATGGTTCCATATTACGAGTGGTTCAACAAAGTTCTAATGATGTCAGCAAATTCTGTCCCGATACAGTCTTTGTGGGTAGCCTTCTTTGCCAATCCGGTTGACTTGAATCGGGCAGTGCAAACTGGGTTTCTTGAGAATGGATTTGGTTATTACACGTTAGCCGCTGGTGCCGCAATCAACACAGCCCAAGGTGGTCTTGGTGCTTTATTCGCCAACTCTGTTACTATTCCCGGTGATGGAATGAACGTTGCCAAGCTAGGTTCGGAGGGATCTGGATTAATCAAGGGTAATATCTCCAACGGTAGAATGGACATGGAAAATCTTAGTATGTCATTCCTCGATACAAATATGTCATTCTGTGATTATAACCTAAGACCGTGGGCTATCTATGCCAGTCATAAATCCTTAAAAGATCCTAGTGTAAAGACAACAATCATAGTAATGCAGCTGGCAAAAGCAGGAAGTGGAAAGCCATTGATGCCAAGAGCCATCTGGACATTCCATGATGCCTGCCCTGTTGCGATACATTCACAGGAATGGAATTATGGCGGTGATAATGTAGTTAACCGTCAAGTTGATTTTGCATACAATTATTATACCTTAAACGCTGATCCCATTTTCACAGCGGCACAGTCGGTAGTCAGTGTTCTTAATCCGTCGAATACCAAGTACAAGAGCCAGCCCGTCAGCGTAACGCCAGGGGGCCTAGAAGGTCATGGTGGGTCTGATCTAGTGACGATACCATCCGACAGCATTGCGTCGGTCCAATCACACTCCAAGGGTCAGCCAGTGGTCATTCCAGAAGATGATATGATGACCAGGATAATAAATGCCGGACTTAATATCATTAATGGCAATTCCAACGTTGTAATCAATTCCGATGATGCGATTAATAGACTTCGTAGTGAGGCGGATGAATTGCTGCAACAGGTGAAGATTCCTACTGGTGATGTACCAGAGAGATCTCAGGGTGGAACCCAGGTTGGATTTATTGAAAAGACGCCAACGGGTCCGACACTGGATGAGCCTGATCATATCACACGACAAACTCCAGAGCGCGAACAATCAGGAAAAATTATCCTTGGTGGTAATTCCAAGGCCAATGCAAAGGATAATGCCGATACCCCGCTATTCTTCCCCGGAGATGGTGGAGAAAATAGCAAGAAAATTACTGGTCGGACTGCTGGTGGCGAATCTGATACACCAAACACACAATCATTGACATTCAATCAAGTAAACATCAAACCAAATGGTGATGTGGGGCGTCGTATTCCCATGCAGATAATAAACATCAAGAGGGATGATATGAGAACTGGTGGTGCAGTAAACAGTAATCTGGTTAATATAGATGGTGATGACTCGACACCAACTCATGGAACAACACAACTTGTTAATGTTGCGAGTGGCGATAATGTGACAAAGCCAAAATACGGTAATAGTGTAGAAGTAAGAAGTGATGATACAGTTAAAGGTTCTGGCGTTACATCACAGATAGTAAGTATAAAAACCGACGACAGTAGGAAATAAGGAGTATTAAATGAGTGAAGAAAGTGTTCAGAACAAGATGGGTAACTTGGATGATGTTCTTAGTTTGATGGATCGTGTAAATGAGGTGTTCTCATATGAGGTATGGGTTCCATCCTTGAAGCGCAATGTAATGTTCAGGGAAATCAACACCAACCAGCAGAAGAGGTTGATCAAGGCGATAATCGATTCTCCTGTGTATAACACGGAATTTATTTTTACGTTGCGTAAGGTAATCAAGGAAAATTGCGTTGATAAGAATGTCAACGTTGATGAACTTACTCTTCTGGATAAGATGATGATCTCCATGAAGATGCGATCTGTTTCTGTTGGTGATATTCTTGAGCTTTCTATTCCGTCTGGAACTGGAAAAGATAAGAAGGTAATCAAGCGTGGCGTCAGTCTCCAGAAACTTCTGGACCAGCTTATCACCAAGGTTTCCGTTCCTGACATGGAAACATTTTCAGATACCAGCGGGGTGTATGAAGTCAAGTGCGGTCTTCCTACCATCTTCACGGAATTCAAGTTGGAAGATGAGATGAGATCTACTACCGAGACTGCTGACATCAAGAGTTATTCAGATCTTCGCCAGAGTGTTGGTGATATCTTCATTGGTGAAGTTGCTAAATATATTCGAGAGCTGTGTATTAATGATGGTGATAAGATCACAAAGATTGACCTGAATGAGTTATCTTTCAGGAACAGAATTGCCCTGATCGAAAAACTACCGGAGAAGATAACCAAACAGGTCGTTGGATATATTGATAAGACTAAGAAGGAATTGGATAAGGTAACCTTGGTACAGGTCAATGTTGGAACCGATGAAGAGCCAACGATGAAAGAGGAGAAATTCAGTATTGACGCAAATTTTTTTACTTCTTCCTGAAGTTTATCTTCAGGGAAAATCTTCATGGAGTATTAATGGACATTTATAATATGACGACTAAGCTGGGATTTTCAGCCGAATACATTGAAAGTATCAGCCCTGTCGAAAGAGTAATGTACATCAAATACTACATGAAGGAAAAGAAGGAAGAGGAACAACGGAAGAAGGGGAACCCTTCCGGTCCTACAATAGGAGCATAGGGATATGGCAAACGAAAACGTGGAAGATAATGGAATGGACATGAATGCAATACTTCTTGAAGTATTGAATAGTGAGTCCGCATTTGGTATGCAGATGCGGGATAAAATTTCTTCCACGTTGGATGTCATTACCAAGAAGATGCAACAGGGTGCTGCTACAACAACGTTTAAGTCTGGTCCAGTAACTATTGTTGATATGGTTGGAGTTGATGATGCTGAACAGGCGAAATCAGCTGCTGCTATGAAGACGCAGCAAAATAAGATTATGCAGTTTATCAAGGACGTGTCTAAAGCTACTAATTGGAAAAATCTTAAGTCTGGTGTTAATATTACCGATCTGATGGGGTCTGATAAGATACAGAACCAACGATTTGCAAAACAGTATCAGGATTTGCAAAAGAAAATATTGGCTGCGGTAAAAGCTAATATACCATCAAAGATTGATACGCTTCCACAGGCATCAGAAGAAGCTATTGAAAAGCCAAAGTCTAAGAAACCAACTAAAGAAAACGTTGAAGATGAAACTGAAATGTTGGCTGATGATAAGAAAGATGTTACTCCATCAACATCGGCGTTTGATGCAAATGCAGATACCGAAGATGATGCTGATGGAGATATGAGTTTAGGAAATGCTATAAAAATAGCCGGAGAATTTTTAAAATCCATTATGCGAGATTGTGGTATTATCGAGTCGCATTTGGATTCTAGTAATTGGTTCCTACAAAGATTGGATTATGAATCCCTAGAGACCAATAATTTAATAGGGCAGATTATACCAAAACTAGATACTATCGTAGAATTAATAGGAAATATGGGTGGTGACGATAGCAGTGCAGAAGCTGGTCGGGAAGCATTCCAAGAAGATAAGGGCATTACAATTGCCAAATTCCATAATGACGCATTAAAACAAATCATGTCTGTGCTACCGAAAAGCGCAAAGCCTATTGCAGAACAAGCACCAGAAAAACAAAAGGATGGATTGTTCAAGACGATATTCAAACTTGCAGGAATTACCGCACTAGCAGGATTATTCACATATCTGGCTAAAAATCCAGAAAAATGGGATAAAATAAAGAAATGGTTTAAAGATACGTTTGTACCATTTCTAAAATCAATACCTAAATGGTTTGAAGAAAAATTTATGCCGTATATTATAACCGAGCTTCCAAAAAAGTGGAAATCATTTAAGGATGGAATAAAAGGTGTATTTGCATATTTTAATGACCAATTCATAAATTTAAAGAAGGGATTTAGTGAGGACTATAAAGTTACCGAAGATACCGCAGATGATTTTTTGAGTGTGGTGCGCCGAGCATTTTTAACTTTCCCAGTCCAGATATGGTATTTATTTAGAGATCTTGGTAGGGTTATAGGTGAGTTTGCATATTTTATTACAGAAAAGTTTATAGGTTTTGGTGAGGCGATAGGCGAAGGTGCTCAAATGATTTGGGATTTTGTGGTTAATGCTATTAAAGATTTTGGGAAACTTGTAACTAGTGGTGTAGATGCAACATGGAAATTATTTGATGATAAGATATTTAAACCATTCAAGGATTTTGCCCAAAGTGTATGGGATGGAATACAGGGAATGATGAAGTCTATAAAGGATACCATATTAGCTATCCCAAAATTTGTAACTGATAAGTTAAATGAAATTAAATCCTCCTTCCTTTCAGTCTTTACAAAAACGGATGAAGAGAAAGCGGCAGACCTTCAGGAAGATATCGTCAAAGCTCAATTGAAATTAGCTAAACAAGAACGAAAACGTGATTCTGGTGGTAGTTTGTTTGGGAATGATGATAAAAAAATAGCAGAATCTAAGCAAGAACTCGCCGAATTAATAGAACAATTAAAAGAACTAAATAAAGCCACTGGGGCATCTGATGTCGCTAATGATTTTATTTCTCGTGATGGTAAAATCCAGAAGTTCTCCAATGAGGATGTTGTTATCGGAGCTAAGGACAAGATAATAATTGAAAACAAAAATCTTGATCTTCAAATGCATAACCTCGCTAGTATCATGGAATTAATGAATCGCAAGTTCGATGAGCTTATTGGTATCAACGCCCAAATGTTAACATCTTCCGGTTCCAAGGGACCAAGCGTTGCACCACTACCAGCAATATCGGATGATATCTCAACTGATCGCCCAATAGCAAGAGATGAGGCCCTGCGACACAAGACGAGAGCCTGGGAATATCTACACGGAATAGCATAGGAGTAAAATGGCATCTATAAAATTAATGAAGGCTGGGGATTTTTCAGGGGGAACTAATGGCGCATCAGGCCATGGTGCTGTTGATGTTGTTGGTAGTTACAGATGGTCAGCCTCAAAGGTTGCACTAGCACTAGAAGAAGTTCCTAGAATAATTATTACAGAGTATCAGCAGAATCTTTCATCGATTGCACAAGGAGTAGATTATTGGGCGAATCAAGGTAAAACATTTACAACGACAGGAAAGACGGCAGATCCATATGCTGGACTATATACAGTTAACCAGGCAGAACTTGGTAATACATATACATTTCCATTCTATGAGATATACCACCACAGTGTACAACAATCATGGGGTGAAAATAAAGGTGGAATACCATTCCTAGGAAAGGTTAAAGAGTTTGCTCAGAGTGCGGCTAGAGCAGTTTTCCCTAGTGCCGGTATTGAAACTGCAAAAACATTCGAGGGAACTGGTCCTGTATCATATTCTTTTACATTCCATTTATTTAATACCGTTGATCCATCTACTGATATCCAAAAAAATAAAGACTTAATACGAATGTTAATCAATAATAATCTTGCTGATAAAGTCGATTTTCTTGTTATACGACCACCAGCCATATGTGAGGTTGAAATTCCTGGAATGCGTGGAAAGACGGTTGGGGTTATGTCAAACATTGCCATAAATAACATGGGACAGATTAATT